CCGGTTACTTGTCCGGAAACGGAAAAACCAAAAGTATGGAAGCCTTTGTGGTCTAAAGATGCGGAGCGAGAAGAATGGCTTTAACCTTTATTGTCAGTATGGCTCTTACATTATTGACAGTCATTGCGATTAGTTGTGGTATGACTGTGTATGAATTACACTGCATTCGACGCAATAAGTCCGTCGAAGAGAAGCGTATTGTCAAGGATAACTACATCTAATGCTAAAACCATTTAACAATAAACGGCAACCTAATGGCATGAATCCTATGCAGGGTCTGCCCGGAATGCCTAGTATTCTCGGCAGTATTGCTCAACGATTGCAACCACAACCGCAGGTGATGGCATACGAGCAGCGGTTAGAAGATGGTGTACAGGGTGCTGCAAAAGCCGGTAACCTTGCTGTACGCAATGAAAAAGACTTAGGGCTTGACCATAACAAAAACGAGTGGAAAGTCGAACCAAAAACACAACCGCAAGAAGCAAAGCGCATTGTAGATTACGTGCGCGAGCAGTTTACATTGGCACACCGTTCCCGTATGGAAATGGAACTTGAATGGTCAATGGCAAACGCTTTCTTCGAAGGGAGACAGTGGTTCCGTATCTCAAGTCAAACACGTAACCTCGTTCAATTGCAGAATCCAAACGAACCAAACCGTTACATTACTGTAAACAAAATGCGCCCACTCATCGACGGCGTTGTTGGAAAATTGACGCAGGTTGGTCCTGATGCTAGAGCAGTTCCCCTATCGGAGAACAAAAAAGACCAACTAGCAGCGGATGAAGCAAACGCAATTTGCGGACATTACAATCGTAAGTTTGGGCGTACTACGCAGTTGAAAGAGCGCGTACGATGGGCGTGTGTAACAGGTACGTCTTATCTAAAGATTTATTGGGATGCGCGTGGCGAACAGATAATGCCAACGTTTAGCCCAGACGATGGCTCTATTACTGGGTACGAGCGTCTACCTATCGGTGACATTCGTGAAGAGATTCTGCCAAACTTTGATATATTCCTAGACCCTACAGCCAAACGTGATGACGATGTTCGTTGGTTAATTCACGCATCTGCTAAACCGCTATCGTGGTTCGTAGATAACTGGGGCGAGCAAGGCAAGTTGGTGATGCCGGATGCCTTGCAAGGTTCTAATGCATCGTATGTTGATGCGTACCTTGAAGGAGGTAACGGTTCTGGAAACGGATGGGTACCGCCGTCTACAGCAAGACTGGCACAAGTTGATGCCCGAAAGAAGGCAGCAATCGTCTATGAATACTGGGAAAAACCTACGCAACAGTATCCTGATGGACGTTTTATTGTTAGTACTAACAGCGTCCTGCTTCATGCTGGACCGTGGTTGTACAAAAAGAAAGACGAATTTCCGTTCATACCACTACGGTGGCAACCGCGCAGCGGTGTACCGTACGGTCACTCACTAGGCTTTGACCTTTGTCCGTTACAGCAAACATACAACCGATTGTATTCTCGTATGCTTGAACAGTTTGAGATGCAAAAAGACTATGTGATGACGGAACGTCTTAGTTCAATTGGTGCAGATGCCTTTGACCAAACTGGCGATGACATCAAGGACGAAAACCGTACATATCGCAAAATCTACTACAACCGAGGAAGCCATCCTCCACAGGTATACCGAACACCGGGTGTCGGTGGTGACCTATTTCCGCTTCTTCAATATCTTGAAAAAGACATGATGGACATTGCGGGACTACATGATGTGTCGCAAGGTCAAGCACCTGCGGGTACGCCCGCCGAAGCAGTTACGTTGTTACAACGTGCAGATAACACGCAACACTCGTTTATCCGCGCAGACATTGAAGAAAGCGCAGCCAAAATTAAGGAATGGGAGATTGCTCTCGTTGACCAGTTTGGTGTTGCGCCGTTTATCGGCAACGTAGACGAGCAAAACAATCCTAAAGAAGATTTACAACAAGGCGTTGTAACTTTTGAGCATATTCGTAACGGCGGTCAGTTTAGAATCGTTTATGTACCCGGTTCTACGATGGAAGATAGCCCTGACCAGAAATTACAGAAGGTTATCGCGTTGCGTCAGATGGGATTGTTTGGTGACCCACAAGACCCAGCGACCAACAGATTGGTTATCAGTATGTTAGACCTGCCTGATACCTCAAAGATTCTTCAGCACCTCGACCTACAGGAACAGCATATGGCTGCACAAGCCCAGATGATGCAAGAGCAAGCGCAACAGCAAGCAGAGGCTCAATCACAATCTGGCAAGCAGTTTGACCCTGATGCCGAGCAGATGAAGGCACAACTTGATATCCAAAAGAATCAAGCGGCTGTACAAAATAAACTACAAGCCGACCTAGAGAAGATGCGTGAACACTCACGCCTTCAGCAGGATAACGTGGCAGCAAAGGGTATCGCTGAGGTATCTGCTGAAAAATTACGTCACGAAGTCCTTCCGCAACAGTCACCAACTAGTGGCAATAAGTAACAAATAGGAGTATAACCACTTTGTCAGACGAGACGATGATACCTACGCCCGATTCATCAGCGGGTGCGTCAGACGCATACGGCATTGGTAATGCCATTTTGGACGAGGTTCGTGGTGCCGCCGACTACGATTCCTTTAGCACACCGGGCGTAAACGATGGTGCTGATGTCCTAGCGGATGACTCCGCATACGATTGGTCACAAAACCAGTCTCACATCACTGATACGCAGGATAACGATAGAGGACCTATTCCTTACGACCGTTTTAGGGAAGTAAATGAACAGGCTCGAACTGCAAAACAAGAGTTGGAACAATGGAATGATGTCATTCAAGAGTTCCGACAACAGGGTTTTAACTCTGCAGCAGACCTTAAAAAGGCTTATGCAGTACGTGAAGCCCAGATGCAGGAAGAGGCAATCCGCAATCGTTATCGCGAACTGGAACAGCAGGAACTTGTAGACCCGCAAACCGCAAATCTACAACTAGAGGCTGAACTAGAGAGATTCAGATATCAGCAGGCTATGGCTCAAGTTAGTCAGTATATGATTCAACAAGAGCGACAAACCGCTGTAAACCAATACCCATTGGCACAGCAGGCACCTGCGATGGTTGAGACTTTGATTAATCGAGGGGTCCCGCCTCAAGAAGCCGTCAAAATCACTCACGAACAGATAGCGAATCTTCGAAAGTCAATCCAGTCCGACGTTACTAAACAAGTTGCACAAGGACGTAATGCACCTATGCCAACCGGTCGCGGTAATTCTGCACAACCAGTGGTAAACGGAAATGCACCGCAAGGCGGACGGATGAGTCTATCCGCACTGATGGGCATTGGAAGAAATCGAAACTCGGTCTAAGAGGCATCAACTATCTAGCCTTTTAGACCAATGAAAGGCTAGATAGATGGCTATTGATTTTAATGGTGCATTGACGCTGGCGGACCACGCCTCCCTGTCGAATGACCCTCTCGTCAAAGAAATTACTAAGTCCCTCCACCAAACGTGGAATGCTCTCAAGGACGTACCGCTCTTTACCAGCCCATCCCTCAAGCAGGTTGGTATGCGTTACCTCAACCAAAACATTCCCCTTCCTAACTGGACGGGTGTAAACTCTGAGCCTGTCGCTATTCGTGGCAAGCCAAAGTCCTACGAAGAGTCGATGTATCTTGTTCGTAACAAGATTCTGGTTGACCACGTTCTGCTTGACCAGCCAACGAACATCATCGACCCAATTGAAGCACAGGTCAACATCTTCCTCGAAGGTTTTGCTTATGATTTCAATGACAAATTTATAAACAATGACCCATCGAACCCAGCCACCGGCAACTCCGCTGACTGTTTTCCGGGTCTTGCTTACCGCATGAACAACTACGCAGACTACGATATTCCTTCTGAAATGGATATTGCTTGTACTGGTGGTTCTGCTGACCTTTACACCAACACGTCTGGTGTTGCTAACAACTTCATCTATCAGATGCAGTTCCTGTTGGACAATATGAATGCACCTGATGGCGATGGTGTTGTGTTCTATATGAACGAAGCAACCAAACGCCGTATCGAACTTAACATTCGTGTTATGGGTATCGGTGCTGGTTTTGATATCACGCAAGACTCCTATCAGCGTCCTGTTGAAAAATACAAGAACGCAACCATTCGTACCGTTGGTCGTAAAGCAGACGGTGTGACGCACATTATTGGTGACACACTTAACAACGGTGTTTCCAACGACGCAGGTAAGTGTTCCCACATTTATGCTGTTCGCTACGGAACCGGATACGTTCAAGGATGGCAGAGCGGTCCATTCAAGCCAACTTACCTCGGACTTTCCAAAGAAAACGGAATCATGCATAACGTTGTCTTTGACTG